GACCAGCGCGGACGACGTGGCGCGGCTCATGGACGGCCTCAAGGCCAACCTCGTCGTCACCGACCCGCCGTACAACGTCGCCTACGAATCGGCGGACGGCAAGAAGATCCAGAACGACAGCATGGCCGACGAAACGTTCTACGCGTTTTTGCTGGCGGCGTTTCGCAACATGGCGGCGCATCTGGCCGAGGGCGGCAGCGCGTACATCTTCCACGCGGACACGGAGGGGCTCAACTTCCGCCGTGCCTTCAAGGAGGCGGGCTTTCACATCAGCGGCGTGTGCGTCTGGGTGAAGAACAGCCTCGTGCTGGGGCGCTCGCCCTACCAGTGGCAGCATGAGCCGGTGCTCTACGGCTGGCTGCCCAACGGCAAGCATAAGTGGTTTTCCGACCGCAAGCAGTCCACGGTCTGGAAGTTTGACAAGCCCCGGCGCAGCAAGGACCATCCCACCATGAAGCCCATCCCGCTGCTGGCCTATCCCATCAAGAACAGCTCCGCGCCCAACGGCGTGGTCATGGACCTGTTCGGCGGCAGCGGCTCTACGCTCATGGCCTGCGAGGAAACCGATCGCATTTGCCGCACGATAGAGCTCGATCCGCGCTATGCCAGCGTCATTGTGATGCGCTACAAAGCCGAATACCCCGACGCTCCTGTCCATGTCTTGCGCGACGGACAGGAGCTTTCCTATGAAGCGGTCGGCCCGTAATCCCATGGCCTTGGAAGGAGGTGATGCCCATGGCGACACGAGGCCGAAAGCCCAAGCCCACGGCGCTCAAGCTGCTCGAGGGCAACCCCGGCAAGCGCCCGCTCAACGACAGGGAGCCCGTCCCGCCCAGGGCCACGCTCAAATGTCCGGCGTGGCTTCTGCCGGAAGCCAAAAAGGAATGGAAGCGGCTCGCGCCCGCGCTGGAAGCCATGGGCGTGCTGACCATGGCCGATCTCACGGCGTTTGAGGGCTACTGCCAGGCATACGCCCGGTGGAAGGAAGCCGAGGCGTTCATCACCCAGCACGGCTCCATTTTTCAGACGCCCAGCGGCTATGTGCAGCAGGTGCCGCAGGTCTCCATTGCCCAGCAGAACCTCAAGATCATGCAGTCGTTCTGCTCGGAATTCGGCCTGACGCCGGCGACCCGTGCGCGCATCATTGCCGGGGGCGGTTCGGAGGATGGCGCTTCGGAGGACCCCATGGAACGGCTGCTCAAGGGGGAGTGGTAAATGGCATTTGACGAACGGAAGGCTCAACGCGTGGCCCGCTTCATCGAGGCCCTGCGCCACACCAAGGGCGAGTTCCACGGCCAGCCCTTTCACCTGCTGCCGTGGCAGGAGAAGATCATCCGGGACGTGTTCGGCACGGTGCGGGACGACGATCTTTCCATGCGCCAGTACACCACGGCCTATATCGAAATTCCCAAAAAGAACGGAAAGTCCGAGCTGGGCGCGGCCATCGCGCTCAACATGCTCATCAACGACGACGAGTGGAAGGCCGAGGTCTATTCCTGCGCGTCCGACCGCCAGCAGGCCGCCATTGTGTTTGACGTGGCGGTAGACATGGTCAGGCAGTCTCCGGCGCTCATGAAGCGCGTCAAGATCATCCCGTCCACCCGGCGCATGATCTATCAGCCCACAGGGAGCATCTATCAGGTGCTCTCCAGCGAGGTGGCCACCAAGCATGGCCTGAACGTGTCCGCCTGCATCTTCGACGAGCTGCACACCCAGCCCACCCGCGCGCTCTACGACGTGATGACGCAGGGGTCGGGCGACGCGCGCAGGCAGCCGCTGTGGTTTTTGCTGACCACAGCGGGCACCGACCGCAACTCCATCTGCTGGGAGGTGCATCAGAAGGCGCTGGACATTCTGGAAGGGCGCAAGATCGACCCGCGCTTTTATCCTGTGCTCTTCGGCCTGCCGGACGACGCGGACTGGACGAGCGAGGAAAACTGGTACCGGGCCAATCCCTCGCTGGATCATACCATCACCATCGACAAGGTGCGCGACGCCTTCCGCAAGGCGCAGGAGACCCCGGCGGACGAGAACCAGTTCCGCCAGCTGCGCCTGAACCAGTGGGTGAAGCAGTCCGTGCGCTGGATGCCCATGGACAAGTGGGACGAGTGCGGCGGCGTGGTGGACCCCTACGCGCTGGAAGGCCGCGCGTGCTACGCGGGGCTGGATCTGTCGAGCACCTCCGACCTGACGGCGCTGGTGCTGGTGTTCCCGCCCACATCGGAGGACGAGCCGTACATCGCGCTTCCGTTTTTCTGGCTGCCCGAGGAGACGCTCTCCCTGCGTGTGCGGCGCGACCATGTGCCCTATGACCAGTGGGCAAAGCGCGGCTTCATCCAGACCACGGAAGGAAACGTGGTGCATTACGGGTTCATCGAGAGGTTCATCTGTGAGCTGGGCGAGCGCTACAACATCCGCGAGATCGCTCACGACCGGTGGAACGCCACCATGATGGTGCAGACACTGGAGGACGACGGCTTTACCATGGTGCCTTTTGGGCAGGGCTTCAAGGACATGAGCCCGCCGACCAAGGAGCTGATGCGCATCGTGCTGGAGCACAAGCTCTGTCACGGCGGACATCCGGTGCTGCGCTGGAACATGGACAACGCCTTCGTGCGCACGGACCCGGCGGGCAACCTGAAGCTCGACAAGGAAAAATCCACGGAGAAGGTGGACGGAGCCGTCGCGCTGGTCATGGCGATGGATCGGGCCATGAAGAACCAGGGCGGCGATTCCGTCTACAATCACCGTGGACTTTTGATTCTGTGACTTACAGCCGCACGCGGAACAGCCCGTGATGGTTGCAGTACGCGTACAGCCAGCCATGTCCGCGGACAAAGAAGCGCGCGGACGCCTCCTGCTCGGGATACAGGCGCGCCACCTGCACGCGATCCCCGGACACAAACGCCAAAAAGGCGATGAAGTGCCGCTTGTCCATGGGATGGTCAAGCGTGACGTACCATTCCGTTTCGATCTTCTCGGCGTGGATGGCGTGTGCCTCGTCCGGCTCCTCCGCCTCCAGCGGCGGCAGGGACACGCCGCAGCAGGAATAGGCGCCTTCGCCCACCGACCAGATCACGTTGCCGCACACCGGGCAGACGTAGAAAAGGCTGCGCGACAGGTTCCCGGCCCGGTTGCGGTTCTCCGCACAATCCCCGGAAAGCAGCTCGGTCACCGACACGCTCAGCGCCCCGGCCAATGGCTCCAGCAGCGTGATGTCGGGCAGGCCCCGGCCGGTTTCCCCAACTTAAAGAGATAAATGGTTTATTTGCGTTTTTACTCCACTTTGCCGATAAAACGGTAGTAGATTTCAATCTCCTGGGTGCGGGTGTTGCTTTCGTCTTTTACGGCTTCATGGACGACAATCTTCTCGATCAAGGCATTCAGCAGTTCGGCAGTCAGTTCTGAGGGATTCACATACTGCTTGATCAGGTTCACCCATTTTTCGGCGTCCACGGCGCTCTGCTGTTGGGCGACAAGGTCGGCGTTCAGCTTTTCGATCTTTTCCGCCAGCTCCTGCTGCTCGGTCTGATACCGCTGGGACAGCATATTGAAGTTGTACTCGGTGATGCGCCCAGCGGCCCAATCTTCGTACATCTTGGCAAACAGGCGGTCCAGCTCGGCCTTGCGCTTCTCTGCCTTGTTCAGCTCCGCTGCATGTTTTTTCTGGCTTGCCGTGCGCTCCCTGTCACCGGCTTTCAGCAGCTTTTGCAGCAGGCGTCCCTCGTCCATCTGTGCCTGGTAAGACCAATATTGAATCCGTGCCAGGACGTAGGTATAAAGGATATCATAGCGGATATAGTGCATGGTGCAGTGTCCGGTACCCTGGCCATAGTTGCTGCAATGGTAGTGACCATAGGGCTTTTTGTTCTGATTGTTCATGCCAAACGCCAGCGACCAGCCGCAGTCTGCGCACTTCACCAGCCCGGAGAAGATCTGTGTCGTGCCGTCTTTCTGCTTGCGGCGGCGCGTCTCGATCAGCTCCTGCACCCGGTCAAAGACATCCTTGCTGACAAGGGCTTCATGGGTATTTTCCACACGAATCCATTTCGGCTTGCGGACCTTTTTCTTGTTCTTGTAAGAGATGTTGGTCTGCTTATTGTGGATGCTGTTGCCGATATAGGTTTCATCTTTCAGGATACTTTTGACCTGTGCAATCGTCCAGGCGTAGGACTTTTCCTCCGGCGCGCCGGCGTAAATGTTGGCAAAGGTTCCGTACCGCTTGTAGTTCAGCCAACCGGCGGTGGGCACTTTTTCCGCAATCAAAATGCGGGTGATCTTGGCCGCGCCAGCGCCATGAACGGCCAAATCGAAGATTTTCTCTACGATCCAGCGGGTTTCTTCGTCCGGTGTCAGCGTGTTCTTGATCTCCGGGTGGCGCTTGTATCCCAGTGGCGCATAGGCAAAGATACGTTCTCCCTTTTCAAATTTCGCGTGGAGCGCGCTCTTTACCTTGCGGCTGGTGTCCTTGGCAAACCACTCGTTGAACAGATTCTTGAACGGCACAAACTCAGACAAGCCCTTTTCGGTGTCCTCGTTCTCAGCAATGGCGATATAGCGGATCTGTTTCTCCGGGAACACGAACTCCAGATAATAATCCATCATCACGTGTTCACGCCCAAAACGGCTGAGGTCTTTGGTAACAATGCAGTTGACTTTCCCAGCTTCCACATCATTCATCATCCGCTGAAAGCTGGGGCGGTCAAAATTGGTGCCGCTCCATCCATCGTCCACGTATTCACCATAGACGCGCAGACCGTTCTCGGCGGCAAACTTTTGCAGGATGGTGCGCTGGGTCTCAATGCTGACGCTGTCGCCGAAATTTTCATCATCGCGGCTCAGGCGCATATACAAAGCGGTGCTGTAGATTTTGGTTTTCGTATTGTTTGGTTGTTTCACTGTAATATCCTCCTTTGCGTTGAAACAACCCACGCTTACAATACTTCTACATCTATTATACTGTAAGCGCGGGCGCGATTCAACGATCAATCATTGCTCTTTGTACGCTTAAACGGCATTCAAAAAGGTCGGGGCGCTGCTGTCCCGGCCCGCATGGTGGCGGACGGCGTCCTCCACCAGCTCGTCCATCTGCTTGCCTCCATCCGCAAAATGCTCGGAGATTTTGATGCAGAGATTCCCGCAGTAGAAATACTTCGTGCCGTCCGGGCCAACGACATAAAACGATGTGTTTTCCAAGGTCGGTTCTGGCCCCTCATACCGCCTGCTCCATTCTTCCAGGAGTTCTGCCGGCGGCTCGAAAACCGGGTCAAAGCAGGATTCGATGTCGATATATCCATCGTCCATTTCGTTGATAAAATCGTTTTGGTTTTTCATATAGTGACCTCCATTGATCAAAGTTCCATATCCTGCCCGCGGCGGCGCGCGGGCTGCTCATGCTGTCTTGCTTGCGAGGTGTGGGTCAAAACGGCCACAAGAAAAGCCCGCACCCTCTCCGGTGCGAGCTTCACGGCGTCCAGATAGGGCTGGACGCTCTTTTTTAGTTCCTGATATTTTTCGCTCAGCGATTCATACCGCTTTTTCCAAATCGCGGCGCTTTTTTGGGCGGAAGCCAGCCGCTCCTGCAACCTGCCGTTGTCCGCCTTGGCGATGATACTATTGACAGCGTAGGATTTTAATGTGTCGCACTCCTGCGGCGTCAGTGAAATGTTTCCCGTGATGGGATTTTTCTTGCCCATTGACTGAATTTCCTCTACAGTCAGGGCGATTGTGCGCTGTTCTTTGGTCTGGCTTTGGAGGGATTTCAGCTCCTTTGCTTTTTTCTGCGCGACGGCCTCGGTGGCGTTCAGCGTCTGCTCTGCCTGGGCCACCTGGGCGGTCACAGCCTCCAGCCGCTGCTGCTCCGCCTGTACCTTGAACTGGGTCACGGTCAGATGCTCTTCGGTGCTGCCTCGCTCGCCGCGCTCCACATCGGTATACCCGGCGGCGCGCATAAAATGGAAAAAATCATCTTGCAGCACACTGTAGGACTTTTTCAAGACGGGTTTTCCATTTTTCTGCAAGACCGGGTTTCCATCGGCGTCGAGGGCGGGCTTGGACATCCATTTCTTGCTCCGGCTGACCTGCATGACGGTCTCCTTCACCGTGCCGACCAAAGACTTGTCCTTGCAGCGTTTGCTCCAAAGGATCTGCTTTTCCACCACCGGCACATAGACCACATGGAGGTGGTAGTGATACACTTCCTGGCCCAGTGCCTCGGACATAGCCCGGTTGATCTCGTCGGCGTGCATCACGGCGGAGGATATACTGCTCCCCGCCCACGATCTCCACGGCGGCTTTGTAGGCGTCGGCGTAAAACTGCCTGGCAAATTCATAGCCGCCGTGGTTGTGGAAGTAGGCGGAGTTCACATCGAAGATCAGCTCTCCAAAGTGGATGGCGTCGGGTTTCAGACCACGTGTGGAGATGATTTTGTCCTGCTCCATCTGTCGGAACATCTCCGTGTAGCTGGCGGTGGGGGCTTTGAAGTGGATATTCAGCGGGGTGCGTTCCGGGACAATATCGGGGTTGCGGTAGCTGTCTTTTTCCCGTTCGTTGTGCTTTTGGGTGTTGCCGATGTCCTTGTCCGGGACATCCACATTTCTGGCGCTGGTGCGGTCGATTCCATCGTTTCTGGCCATAAAAATCAACTCCTTTCGTTGGGGCGTGGACGGCTGCGGGACGGGGGATGCACTTCCTGCGGGAAGTGTAATAACCCACTATAACACTTTCATCCCGAAGGGCTGCAAAGTGCCGTGGGCTCTCCGAGGGGGATTGCGGGCATTGCGATGCCCGCCGCTGGATATAGAAAATCTGCCCCACCGCTTTTCCATATCCAGCCCGAAGAGTTGCGTCCCTACATCGGGCCGCAACTCTTTGGCGTCAGCGATAACGCGGAAGATTTTCGCTGACTGCCCATCACAAACAGCGCGCTGTTTGCGATAGGGACGAGAGTCACGGTTTGGTGCGGCGCTGCCACACGATGTCGTGCCCCAGGGCATCGGCCAGCTGCACGGCCTCGGTGTAGCGCAGAGACTCCCTCTGGAGTTTGTTGGACAGGTTGGAAACACTGTCGCTCCAACCATGTTCGTCAGAAAGCAGGTCTACCACCTCCTGCATCGTACAGCCGGAGCGCACAATGTAAGCCTTGATCTCGTTTCTCAGATTGGATTTCATGTCGTTTTTGCCTCCATTTGTTCGTGAAATGTGTTCATTTCCCGGTGATGTGCCGTCACCGGTGGATAAAATTTTTGAGCACGGACGCCTTTCATTCGTAATTTGCGCTGCGATGGGGTACTCAAACGTGACCCCATCCGGCTTTACCGTCTGGCGGTGTTTTGTTTGCGACCGTGTGCTTCCTCACCGCCGGGCGATGGGGCTTCACTGCCCGGTAAATCACCAAACAAGAAAGCCTGTGCTTCCTGCCGTGAAATAGTTCACGGTTTGCACAGGCCTTGAAATTTGCATAGTCATTTTGCCTTCTTATTCTGAGGGAAAAGCGAAAATCCTCTGTACGTACCGTACAGTACGTACAGCAAAATCTCACTTCAATTTCAGCCAAAGGGCCGTGCGACCACCTCGATCCCTACAAAGCCCCGCACCCGCCTGCCGCCGGAGTAGATATTGTTGGTGGGCTCCACGTTGTAGACCGCCGCATTCTGGGTCAGCTCCGAGCTGAGCCGGTTAGCTGACAGGGGCTTGCGCACATTGTCCTCGCACCAGACTTTATATGCCTTATAGATGGACTTGGAACTGGCCTCATAGTCCGCACGAAAGCGGATGTACCCCTCCGACTGCAAAAACTCCACCACATTGTTGCTGCCGCGCCTCACCGTTTCCACGTTCTCCTGGGCCTTGGGGCTGATCGTAAAGCGGTAGTTCTGGGCGAT